GACCCTGTTTTCTACGAGCTATTGCAAGACGAGAACAGCAAGCTAATTTCAAATGATTTTGCTGGCGGACAAGACGCTGGTGATGTGTTGAGAAATGGACGAGTTGTTTCTGGTTTGATCAGAGGCTTTAAGGTCTACAAGTCAAACAATCTTCCGTTCTTAGGAACTGGCCCGGCTACAGTGGATGCAGATGGATCTACTGCTAATCTGGGTGTGATTGTGGCTGGTCATCAGTCGGCTGTTGCATCTGCACAGCAGATTTCTAAGACTGAAAGCTTCCGTTCACCAACAACCTTTGCGGACATTGTGCGCGGCATGAATCTTTTTGGGCGCAAGATTTTGCGACCTGAATCGATCTTCACTGCGATTTACAATCAAGCAGCGTAAAGCACTATGAGGGGAACCCTCCGGGGTTCCTCTTTTTCTTGCGGTTGAGGATAGAATGCCAGCAACTTACTTGGATCTTTCTAATAGAGTGTTACGAAGATTGAATGAAGTTGAAATGACTTCTTCTGATTTTCCGACTACGCGAGGAGTACAAGCATTAGTAAAAGATGCTGTCAAAGCTTCTATTGCTAGTATTAATCAATCAGAGTTTGAATGGCCCTTTAATGCGGCGGAACACACAGAAACTTTGGTTATTGGCAAAGAAGAATATGATTGGCCTCAATATTTTAAGGTAGTTGATTGGAATTCATTTCAATTAATTACAGTAGTAAACGGCTCAAATGTTTTTGAAAAATTAGATTACATTAGTCGGGATGAGTATTACGAGAATTACCGGGATGCAGATAATAACGCCGACAGTGCGGGAATTGAAAAACCAAATTACGTTTACCCGTCACATGGAAATGGTTTTGGTGTAACGCCCAGCCCGGATGCAGCATATAAAGTAAGATTTCGTTACTTTTTGAACTACGCAACTTTAACGTTGTATGATGATCAGACACGAGTGCCTGAGAGTTTTTCAAGCGTTATTGTAGATGGTGCATTAATGCACATGTACATGTTCAAAGATAATGTAGAAGCTGCTCAAGTATCACGCTTACTATTTATGGAAGGTTTAAAAAATCTTCAAACTTTATACATTAATAATTTTGAGCAGATAACAGATCATAGAGTGAATTACTAATGGCTGATAGGATTCAGTCATATAAGGTGATTTCTGCTGGTGGCCTTAACTCAAACGAAAACCACCTTGATTTAGCAGAAAACTCACCGGGAGCGGCAACAAGGCTTGTTAATTATGAAGCAAGTTTGTTTGGCGGGTATAGACGCATTAATGGATACGCTCCATTTGACTCTAACTCTGAAATAGTACCCGGCCAAGGTAAAATACTTTGCGTAGCATTGTATAAAGATGATACATTTAATAACGCTTATGTAATTGCGGCAAGACAAGATACAGGAGCATCGACATATAGTTTTTATAAGCATGTTCCTTTGTCTGGTTGGCAACAGATGTCTACAGGATATTCGAGAACTGTCGGCACAACATTAGACCCGTTAAAAACAATAAATCATGTCGATTTTAATTTTGGAGCGGGGAACCATTTAGCCTTTGCTGATGGGATAAACCCACCAATTGTTTTTGATGGGACGAACTGGAAAGAATTAGCTGTTAGTGGAACAGGAGGATCAAGTAGCCCCGGTGGGCCAATGTTATTAGAAAATCCAGCGTTAGTAGATGTTTTTGAAAACCATCTATTTTTCTCTGGTGAAACTACTAACAAATCGACAATTTGTCATGGCGCTCCTAATGACCCCTATACTTTTACGAGTGCTGCTGGGGCCGGGCAATTAACGATAGGTTTTGATGTTGTTCAATTCAAACCTTTTAGAGAAGATTTGTTTGTTTTTGGTGGTAACGCGATCAAAAAAATAAAATCTGATATAACAGCGGGATTTGTTTTAGATCAGGTTACGACTAACGTAGGGTGCATTGCTTCCAATAGTGTTATTGAGATTGGTGGTGACTTAGTTTTTTTAGCACCAGATGGATTGAGGCCCGTGGCCGGAACGTCCAGAATTGGAGATGTTGAATTAGAAACCATTTCTAAAAATATTCAATCTTTATTGGTGGATATGCCAGTAGATTTTAATTTAGATAATGTTTTAACAAGTGTTGTTGTAAGAACGAAGTCCCAGTTTCGATATTTTATTGGGGATGACACGATTTCCAATTCAGATAGCGCGGGAATTATTGGAGCGCTAAGAACAGCGGACCAGCAATTAGGCTGGGAATTTGGTGAACTGTTAGGTATCCGCGCCAGTTGTGCAACGTCTGGGTACATTGGTCAAAACGAGTATGTACTGCATGGTGATTACAATGGTGGTGTGTACCGACAAGAGCAAGGCGACACTTTTAATGGTGGTGGAATTATAGGTGTGTATTCTACACCTTATTATGACTTTGGTGATACAGAAGTTCGTAAAATATTACGCAAAGTTAATACATTTATTCGGTCAGAGGGACCGTTAGAAATGAACATTTCGGTGTCATATGATTGGGATGATACATCAACTGCTAAACCCCCCTCATATGCACAAGCGAGTACTGGAGCGCCAGTAATTTATGCGGGAAGAAACATTTTTTATGGCGGCACAAATGTTAAATACGGCGGTAACGAAAAGCCCATTATGTCTACGGATATTCAAGGCAGCGGTTACGCGGTGAAAGTAACGTATGTGACGTTGGGTGCGGCCAATGCTTCCCATTCTATTCAAGGGATGGTTTTTGAATTTAGCGTGGCAGGGAGAAATTAATGGCAGGGTATACTAGACAGTCAGTAGCCTCTATTCTCAATGGAGAAAGTGTTACGGCTCCTCCTATTAATGCCGAATTTAACCAATTACAGTCTGCATTTGACGCGGCAACGGGGCATTCACACGATGGTTCTTCAGGAAATGCTCAACCAGTAGCGCTTGCAACATCTGTGTCGGGGTACTTACCCGCTGCTAATGGTGGTGTTGGCGGTAAGAACAGTGTTTTTAACAGTACTAACCCAACACAAACAGATGATTCCGCAAGCAATTATGCCGTAGGCTCTATTTGGGTTAACACAACTAGTGACATAATATTTATCTGTTTTGATAGCACTGCTTCGGCGGCTATCTGGCAACAAGTAGGAACCTTTAATCAACAGAAACATATGTTGCCAGAAAATACTGGCATTTCTGATATAGGTTCTACTAGTAAAAAATTTAAAGATTTACATTTATCTGGAACAGCTACCGTTGCAAATGTAGACGGGGTTCTTGGAGCCACCACTCCCGCCGCTGTTACTGGGACCGTTATAACAGCTAACACCAACTTTGCTGGTCCATTAACAGGTGCAGTAACAGGTAATGTTGCGGGTGATCTTACAGGTGACGTTAAAGCTACGAATGGTACAACTGTTCTAGAAAATGGTTCTACGGGTAGTGACGCAGTCTTTACAGGTTCAGTTACCGGCAATGTCACAGGGAATGTTAATGGTAATCTTACAGGAAATTCTACGGGTACTCACACTGGCACAGTAGATGCCAATAACACAACCCTTACGAACCTAACTGACCCGGTGAATAACCAAGATGCCGCTACTAAAAAATATGTAACGGATCAATTGAGTTTAGGCGTAAATAGCGTTGACCAATTTCGCGCAGATGCACAACTCTTTGCGATTAACCCGGAAGACTCTCAGTTTACAACAAGCACCAGTATTACTGGGTTTAGTGCTTTGCATTACGCTGCAAAAGCTTCTGCATCAAGTACAGCGGCAACTTCTTCGCAAAATGCAGCCAGCACCAGTGAAACCAACGCGGCCCAAAGTGCAATAACAGCTTCTGCTAAAGCTGCATTGCTATCAAACTTTGTTGATTCAAATGAAAAATCGCTAATAGGAGTGCTGATTTAAAATGTCTAATACACTTTCTTATTTTAACACTCGTCAAACTACAGCGGAAGCTGCAATTACCAAATTATCAGCGATGTTGGATACCGCCACAGTGCGAGAGTTAATTGTAGTCGTTAAATCATTGGAGCTTTTGGAACATTACAAAAATGTCACTGGCTACGATGCGCTTGTAGAAAAACTAGTGACTAAAGCTGGAACCGTTATGACCGGCACATTAGCGGACGATGATATGATGTATATCAGCCGGGCTATTAGCTTTGGCACGGGGATTCCTTTGGGATCTGAACTGCGTTGGCAGATTCAAAACAAAGACAGCTTTAATCTTAATATCAATGGAGATGTTGTTGCCGGGGAAAGATCGTTGGAACAATTCGGCGATGTTATCTTGGAAACTTTTTACGCGGCAACTGCTGCATAAACTTTTAGGGAGCATTTATAAATGTCTACTATCACTCATGCGGTCACCGTTCAAAATTACTCCGGGGAAGGCAACCGCTTTAAAATTGACGGAACAAAACATCCAAATTTGTTCTTAGCGCGGGGTAATACTTACGAGTTTACTGTATCTGACACTACAATGTCAGGGCATGCTTTTAAGTTTTCAACGACACAGGACGGCACACACGGTGGTGGTAGCGAGTTTACAACTGGCGTAACGGTTACCGGCACGGCGGGTTCTGGCTCGGCTAAAGTAACGCTTGTTTGTGACGCGAATACACCTGACACGTTGTACTACTATTGCGGCACTTCGGGACATACAGGTATGGCCGGAAGCTATGCAGTTATTAAAACCTCTGGTGTAATTCTAGCTGCTCATACAATGGATAGTTTTACGACTAATGTTTCTATTTTTGCTAACACCATTGCCCGTGAAATTCCAACAAAATTAGAGTCCATAGCAACAGCGCTAAAAACTCACACTAATACGGAATTCGGTGACTTACAGACGTATGTTAATACTTCCTTAAATAGCATTTTGTCCGAATTGAACGAGATGGCGGGTAATATTGCGAAAGAGCAAGTGGAGTATGAGGCGCGGTATGATACAGCGTTTAATACTTTGCAGACAAATTTAGGAAACTATTTAGCTACGGGTAGTAGTTATACTCAAGCACAAATACAGGGTTTGATGTTTACTGGGGCTGTTTCTTCCTCCAATATTTCTTACGATAGTAATGGTCGTTTATCTTCCATTTTATCTAATGGAAAATTGACTTGGAATATTACATACGATAGTAATGGGTATCTCGACAGCTTCAAAGAAAACGTCACAATTGGTGGTGTTACTTATACTAAAACGTATAATGTTACTGTCGATTCTGGCACTGGAAGAATTACAGTTATTGAAGAAGTGTAAGTAGGTTACTTATGGGACAGGGTACAGATCTCTGGTTACACAACCGCGTTAAGACGTTAGAGGCCGCGCCGACTTCGTCCGATAATCCGGGGCAGTTTGATAGCTATTGGGCAACTATTGCTCGTTATGATCAAAATAGTAGTTTTTCCCATACCAGTAGTAGTATTTATGCTCATCAAGCAACTGGACTTGAGTACTTTGGATTTGCTGCTGCAAATTTAGCTCGTACTACCAATGCTGATCATCAACAGTTTCATCGTTTTCGTAGACCTCCAATTATTCATTCTTGTAATGTGATAACTACCGGGTCTGACGATTTTATACATGATGAAACAGAAAATACCGGGTATAGTAGTAGTAATACATATAATTACCCTCATTTAGGGGTCCGATTATTTGCTATTGAAAATACTTCGGCTTCAAATGTAACGGGTGTATTTAATATACTGTGGTCTGGTTATAGTACCTACTCAGGTTATTCTCTTTGGGCGGTTACCCCAAGTGGGGCGTTAACAAATGGGAAATACACTGCGTCTGTAGACAGCCTACTTTACGGTGGTACTAGTAATAGCTCTAGTTATGCAAGTCAATCTTATGATTTCCCGGCTAATACTGTTGTTTTATTTGTTTTAATAACGTCTGCCCGATATCTAACCTCTAGTAGTAATGGTTTTATTATGCACATGCAGAATGGTATTTATAGTTTAAACACTTTATTTCAAAATACAGCGTTAAAACCAAGAAATGATTTTCCTCAAGAACTTATAAAAGGTGGCCTTGTAGACAATGATTTATCGGGAACTAATGTGCGTGATCCTGCAAATTTATGGAACAAACTTGTTCTTAAAAAATCTATGGTAACGCCAACGGGGTATGCCCACTTAGAATAGTACTGGAGACTATCAATGAAACCACAGCTTCTAAATGTATTAGGAAAAAATGAAGAGTCTTTGTCTGGTAGTGGCGCTGCTAGTAGTGGACCATTTGCCCCGTTTTATGCAACTTCAGAAAGGGCAGGAAATCCTTATGTTGTACCGGCAATTATAAGTCGGTGGAGAAGGGACATTAACAGCCCCGCTAGTGATTGGACTTCTACCGGGTATTGGACAACCATGTACGGTTATTACCAAAGTGGAAATGACGCTATACAAAGATACGGTTTTGCCCGTCCTCATGGCGCTCAGAAAGGTCAGTATAGCTCTAATAGTTTCGGTATGTCTGACCATCGACTAGTGTATGCAAAAAATAAAACAGTCGGCCAAGTTGGGCAGTATACTGTGGGTGGTGGCAGTAGCCAAAGTTATAACCCTATTTTCACTTGTTTAATGTACATAAAAAATACAAACAGTACCAACACAACTGTCTATATTTATGGTTCTGGTTCTGCTAATTGGTCGTCCGGGCATGATGGTTCGTCTTGTATGTGGTTTAACCCGAATTCTGCGACAAAAAGTAGTGTG